ATTTAATGGTTGATAATGAAACACAATTATCAGTTATTGGAACAAAGGTAAAGCAAGCAAAACTAAAAGCAATTATTACAAATGGCAAACTTATCAGAGTTGAAATATTAGATCCGGGTAAAGGATACAAAACTCCCCCAACACTTACAATTATTGGGCAAGGCCAAGATGCATTATTAAGGTCGACTATTAACAATTTAGGACAAGTAACAGCAGTCGAAGTTCTGTCAGCAGGTAGTAACTATGCTGAAAATACACAAGTTAAAGTACGCTTGTTTAGTGTCTTAGTCGAAGCTGACACAGCTATACAAGGTAAATGGGCTATATATTCATACGATGATATAGAATTAAAGTGGAATAGAGTTAAGATACAAGGTTATAACGTTACTAGATATTGGAAATATGTTGATTGGTATAAAGAAGGCTATAGCGTACTTACTACACCAGATCGTATTGTAAATAATAGTTATGAATTAGCAGATCTAAATGATCAACTCGGAAGTATTGTAAAAATTGAAAATCACGGCACTGGCGGCTGGACATTACTGAAAAAGGTAAAAACAGAAGTGTTTGAACCTTACGCTAACAACTATCAAATTATTGCTAGAGAAAACGGCACAATTAATTTTAAAAATAATTTGTATACATCAGTTACTAGTGAGTCGGGATTTGATAATAAAAGTTTTGATTCATCATTATATGATATCGATCCTAGAAAAGAAATGCGTATAATTTTAGAAGCTATTAGGGATAATATTCTTATTAAATCTTTAAAATTAGAATATAATCAGTTATTTATTGCATCACTAAGATACATTCTTACAGAGCAAAATCCAGATTGGTTCTTTAAAACAAGTTTTGTTAAAGTTAAACACCTAGCTGGAACACTAACTAAGGACACTACATTTAATGTTGATAACTTAGATAATTTTAAAAAATATATCGAAGAAGTTAAACCTTACAAAACTAATATTAGAGAATTTGTGAGTAACTATAAAAACACTGAGCAGCTACCGCTTAGTACAACAGATTTTGACTTACCTCCGTATTTTGATTCATTAACTAATAAAATTACTCCAGTAGCGGTAAAAGTTAAAGACGGTAAATTAGTTACATCTAGTAAATTATTAAATGATTATCCTAGAAAAAATTGGACTGATAATATAGGTACATCAATTACTGAAATCATTATTTTAGACCCTGGAACAGAATATATATTACCTCCAAAAGTTGAAATTATTGGCAACGGTACTGGCGCAACAGCACAGGCATATGTAGGGTATGGTAAAATTACAAATATAGTTATTACTAATAAAGGTAAAAATTATACATTACCTCCTACTGTTGTAATTACAAATCCTCCTAATTCAGAAGGAACCGTAGCTAAGGCAATAGCAATAATAGGCGACAGTTTAGCAAGAACAGTTTTAACGTCTGTAAAGTTCGACAGAACAAGTGTAGATAGTCTTATTAATACTAATACATTAGATATGGTAGAAACATTTGTAGGATCGGGTAATAGGACTAAATTTGAATTAAAATATCCAATCAACTTAGACAGGAGCACAGTTGTAGTAACTGTAAATGAAAACGATGTTCTAAGTAGTCAGTATACTATTTCAAATAAAAAAGATACATCAAAAAGTTACACACGATATAATGGTGAAATAGTGTTTGATACAGCACCTGTAGTAGACGGTAATCTTGTAATAACTTATAAGAAAAATTTATCAATGCTGAATGCAGTAGATAGAATTAAATTTGCTTACACTAGTGGTGATAATAATTTTGGTAACGACTTAGCACAACTAATGGACGGTATTGACTACGGCGGAGTTGAAGTTAAGAGTTTTAACTTTGACACTAATATTGGCTGGGATACACAAGGCTGGTTCACTGATGTTTGGGACGAGTTTAATAGCGTATACGAAGACGAAGTTCATATGTTAGACGATTCGTCTGCAATTATACTTGATAAGCCTCTAGAAGATAATGTAATTTATAATGCATATAGAGTAAGTTATAATGTTGCAGGTAATATAGTTTCAAATCAACGATTAGATGATCCTGATTACGGAACAAGTGCAGTACAGAACTTAGACGCAGTGTGTGCTAGTATTGTTGGCGACGGTAGCACACAGGTTGTTTACTTATCTGACCTTAACATTACTTCAACAAAGAAGGCAAATGAAGATAGGGTTAATATTGTTATACGAAAAACTACAAGTGACGGAAGTATTCAAACAGATGCTAGAACATATGATTTAGATTTAGATGGTGGATCATTAAACTATACAAATGCAAAGGGTATAACAGCAGAAGAAATAGTAGTCGACGGCGATAGCTTTGTAACACCAGAAACTAGTAAAAGTGTCGAAGAGCTTGTTCCAGGACAGGTGCAAGATACACTCGATATTCAAGTTACTACTATTGGTGCAGATTCAACATTAGTTCAATATAGAATTTTTAAAGACATTCTTAATAAAACATCTTACAGTAGAATTGACACATCACCAACTAAAACAACAAAAGCAATTACACAGTATAGTTTATCAATCGAAGTAGACGATGCAAGTAATTTACTTGAGCCTGATAGAACAAAGAATATTCCAGGGGTATTGTTTATTAATAAAGAACGTATTGAATATTATATAAAAGAAGGTAATACATTAAAGCAAATTAGAAGAGGTACGTTGGGAACAGGAGTATCAACTATTATTCCAGTAGGAACAGATGTTATTGTTTCTGATTTGAGAAAGTTGGTGCCTTATGTTGATACTACACAAAGTCAAACAGCTACTAATGTAGATACAGTTGATTTAAACTTTTTACCATTAACAAGTGATGAGTTTGAAGTATTTGTTAATGGTATACGTTTAAATTCAAAATCTATAGATAAATTTGATCCAACTTTAGGATTAGATTCACCGGAAGCTGATGTTATTGTTCCTGCAGATTTTGAAATTGAATATTTTAATAACGATACGCAGGCAAAAATTAATATTATTAACCCGTCAATTATGGCGTTTGAAAATAAAAACATTGTAATTGTAAGAAAAAAAGGAAACATTTGGCATCGCCTAGGCGAGTCAATAACAGAAACAGAAACTGGTATAGGATTTTTCCTAAGAGCAGGAAACTAATAAATACAGTATAGGAAACAAGAATAATGAATAGTATAAGCGATTTAAACGGAGTTTCAATTCAAGGTCATATTAAGATATATGACCCAACGAATGGTGAAATTTTGGTACAAAAAAGAAATGCTATACACTACGAAAATATGAGTGTAGCATTAGCAGAAAGTATTGCAAATATGAGTCAAGGTTTCATATACGAAATGAACTTTGGCAATGGTGGGACATCAGTTGATCCTACAGGCATCATATCATACTTGACGCCAAACAGCACGGGCGCAACAGCAAGCCTTTATAACAAAACTTATAGTAAAGTTGTAATTGATGACGGGTCACTTAATAGAAATCCAAATAATAACTATGTCGAAACAAGACATGTAAGCGGAACAAACTATACAGATGTACTTATTAGTTGTTTACTTGACTATGGTGAACCAAATGAGCAAGATGCGTTTGACAATGCAACAGATATGAACGGCGATTATGTATTTGACGAATTGGGATTGAGAAGTAAATCAAGCGATCCAGATGCAGATGGACGCTTAATTACACATGTAATTTTTCATCCTATTCAAAAGTCACTTAACAGATTAATCCAAATTGATTATACGGTAAGAATACAGAGTCTTTCAGGAGGTAATAGTTAATGCCATATGAAGTTCGATATAGCGATGAAGCTAATAAGGGTGTAATTATTGTTGAAGATAGTTTGATTAACAATGATACAAGTTTACAAATTCCAGGCAAGAATTCTACCGGATACGGTAAAGCTGTTGCAGAAAACTTTTTAAATTTATTAGAAAACTTTGCATCACCAAATGAGCCGTCGGCACCGGTCGAAGGTCAGCTTTGGTATGACACTAGTGGTATTGAAAGTCAACTTAAAGTTTATGATAGTACACAGTGGAAAACAGCAAGCGGATTTACAAAATCTTCTATTAAGCCTTCTGCATCACAATCTACGCCAGGTGACTTGTGGGTTGATATTAATAACCAACAATTATTTGTTTATACCGGAAGCGGATGGATACTAATTGGACCAGAGACATCCTTAGGTCTATTAACAGGCGGCAAGACTGAAGAAATTATTACTACTAGTGATGATATAGTAAAAGTTTTTACACTTTATTTAGAAAATGTCCCGTATGCAATTTTAAGCGGAACAAACTTTACGCCAAAGGCTAAAATTGATGGCTTCTCACAAATACAAAAAGGCCTCACAATTAGAGACGAAACACCATTTGAAGAGAATAATCCAATTAAATTTGTCGGCGTTGCAGAAAAGTCAAGAGCATTAGTTGTTAGCACACCAACAGGTTCAGAAACAATCGCTGCTGAAAATTTTATTAGAACTGATACTGCTGGAACTATTAATAACGAACTTCGTGTTAAAACTAATGAAGGTTTAAAAGTTGGATCTGAAGACCAGCTTAGTATACGTGTTAATGGATCTAATATTGAGATTAGAAATAACAAAGATGTTAGCTCGATTGATTTGATTCTTAGAGACAACCAAGCGTTTAATCCTGTACTAAGAGCTACAAGTGCTAGAAAAGTTGGAATAAACAATACAGCACCGGAATCAGAATTACACGTTATTGGCAATGTTAAAATTACACCAGGTGAAATTTCATCAGAAAATAAAGAAGGTACTCTTCAGGTATATTCAACTACTGAAAGTACAAATATTAACACAGGTGCTATTCAAACATTAGGCGGAGCCGGTATTGCGCAAAGTTTAAATGTAGGCGGCGACTTTTCAGTAGCAGGAGTTAGCACAATTGGAAACAATATGCTTCCATCAGTAACTGAGCAATACAACATTGGATCAGAAGACACTAGATTTAATAATGTATACTCGTCTAACTTTATTGGATCAGTTACAGGTGATGTTACAGGTAGATTAAATGGAATTGCAGACAAGTCAAACAAGTTAGCTACATCGACTACATTTACATTATCAGGTGATGTAGAAGAATCAAGTTTTGATTTTGATGGGTCAACCGGCGGCAACACTAAAACATTTAATATTGCGATTAAAAACAGTTTTATTGCCTCAAGAGATAAAACTACTAATGTTGCAGGCGCTGATGAAATACTTGTTAACGTAACAACAGGTGATACCGGTGTACGTCGAGTCACGAAACAAGACTTTATTAAAACTGTTCCCATTACACCAGTAGGCTCTATACTACCGTTTGGCGGCATTGAAGCACCAGACGGGTGGTTAATATGTGATGGTACAGTAGTACAAAAGTCATCTTACAACAATCTATGGCAAGTAATTAAGCATAATTTCTTAGATCCGTCATTATTAGCAGACGGAGGTGATTTAACATTTGCTATCCCAGATATGCGCGGGCGCATGCCATTAGGTGTTGATAATATGGGCGGTACTCCGGCAAACAGAGTAACAGGTTCGATACAAAGTTTCACTAATATTCAAGGTATTAACACTATTGGTACAGGATCAGATGCTGTATTTTCTGTACAAGCAAATAACGGAACTTATAGTGTACAAGTAACTAATCCGGGACAAAATTATCAAATAGCTGATAAGATTGTTGTTTCAGGTGTTATATTTGGTGGCGCAACACCAACACACGATTTAATAATTACTGTTGATTCGGTACAAAATAACGGAATAAAAACTTTTAGTATTATCGGTAATGCATTTACTGGAATTGGCGCAGAAAAAATTGGCGCTGCGCTTGGTTCGCAATCTACATCAATAACAACTAAAAACTTACCAGAGCATGGGCATAAATTAGCAGGACAAGAAAGTCAGTTTTATTCAATATCTCCACGTTCTGAAGATCCTAATAATCCAGGCACTTTACTTACGGACACTGACGCAGAACCGCTTGCAATTGAAGCAGGTGTTTCGTCATATCAAGGTAAACCAATTACAGGCGGCGTAAACACCGGAGACGGACTTAGTGTTCCTCTCAGCGTTATGAACCCGTACTTGTCTCTTAATTATATTATATATCACGGGAACGATTCATGAGTTATCAACTTAACAAAACAGATGGCACAATATTAGTAGATCTAATAGACGGCAAAATTGATAGTAACAGTACCAACTTAACGTTAGTCGGTAGAGGTTATAGAGGTTATGGAGAAGTTTTTAACGAAAACTTTATTAAACTACTAGAAAATTTTGCTAACACTGCTGCACCAAGTAACCCGTTAAGTGGACAACTATGGTGGGATACATCAAGTGAAAAATTAAAACTATATACAGGTACACAATGGAAATCAACAGGAGAGCCGTTTGTACAAGGTACTAGACCTGCTGAGCTTACTGAAGGAGACTTTTGGTTTAACAGTAGAGATGATCAACTATACTTTTTCGACGGTACTGGCGATCCATTACTTATTGGACCTAGCTATACAACTGCTCAGGGTAAAAGTGGAATATTTGTAGAAAATATTAGAAGTACAACAGGTGCTAATGTTGCAGTTATAAAATTGTTTATTGCTAACGCCGAAGTTGGATTATTTAGTAATGTAGAATTTATTCCAACTATCACAGAACAAGTGCCACAGCTTGTAAATGATAGTAATCCTAATGGTATTATTTTCCAAGGTTTTAATGTTTTTGATAAAACTAACTTTAAATTTATTGGTGTTGCAGAATCTACTGCTAAATTAGAAACAAGTGACGGCGGATTTTTAACATCAGATCAGTTTTTAAGAAGTGATACAAATAGTCTTACATTAGGTAAACTTGAAATTAGAAATTCAAATGGTTTGCAATTTTCAACAGCATCAAACAATGTTGTAAATATGCGCCCACAAGGTAATGATTTCTTTATAGAAAATAGTTTAAACGCAAGTGATTTAAGAATTCGAGTGCGTTCCGGCGCAGCACAAGGACAAATTGTCGATGCTATACGTATTGATGCTAGTGAAGGTAGAATGGGTATCTTTAATGTTGACAGATTACCTCAGTATACTTTTGATGTTGAAGGTGATTGTCGAATTACCGGTAACTTGACAGTTGAAGGTGAACAGTTAAGTGTTGAAGTTACGTCATTACAAGTTTTGGATAAAAGTATTAAACTTGCAGTTACAGGTGACGGCGAAGCTGGACCTGATACAATTGCATATGGCGGCGGTATTGTTTTAAGATCAACTGAAGGTGATAAGACTATTGTATGGAAAAATACTCCATCTAAGCCTGAAGGAGCATGGTACTTTAACAAAGATATTAATATTGAAAGTGAAACTGGTGCGTTAACAATCGCCGGCCAAACAAAAATTGCAGGCGAAAGTTTACAGAATATTACCTTTGCAGATGACCTTGTTAGAATCGGTACTCTAGTTAGTTTAAACGTTGACAATTTAAACTTTGACGGTAATACTATTACATCAACTACATCGTTAGCAATAAACAGTCAAAGTGATATTAATATTAGCGCCGGCGGCGACATTAATTTAATACAAGGTCGCAAGATAAGAAATCTTGCACCACCGGAATTAAATCAAGATGCTGCAAATAAAATTTATGTTGATAGTTCGTTCCTAACAGCTCCGTTGACACTTACATTTGATGTTACTGGGTTTGATAGTGACGCTGGAAACTTAAATTACTATACAACATTAGCAGGCTATATTCAAGATTTGTTTCCAGCTGAATCACGTAACATTGGTAAGATTGCAAGAATTCATACAGTTAGTTATTCGAGTATTCAAATTAATATTGATAGTGCTAAAAATGTTAACACAGTGGCAGTTGACGCTGGCGGGTCACTTAACCAGCCTGTTGTGCGAGATATTGCGTTTAGTAATATTGACTTTGCATCACCGAATAGGCAGCTTTTAGAGTACGAAATTGAAGAATATTTTGATCCAGGCACAGGTGCAACAGCACCAACATGGGTCCATCAACAGACAACACAGTATTAATAGATAAATACATACAATAAATTAGAGGAAAACTAGTATGGCATACCAAATAGATAGATTTGATAACTCACAATTAGCAATTGTTGAGGACGGCACATTGGATCAAACAACTAACCTTAAGCTTATAGGTAAAAACTATGCAGGCTACGGCGAAATTCAAAACGAAAACTTGCTTTTCTTACTTGAAAACTTTGCAGGCGGCAATGCACCTACAAGAGCTATTAGAGGACAAATTTGGTTTGATACTACATTAAACAAAATTAAATATTTTGTTGCAAATGATAATGCACTTCCAGGAGTAGGGTACTGGAAAGCTACAGGCGGATCAGAAGTTAACGCAATTACTCCAAATGGATTATCTGAAGGTGACTTTTGGTGGAATAATAGCACACAACAGCTATATGTATTAAATGCAACAGGTGACTTTGTACTTGTAGGTCCACAAGTTGCAGGTACAGGTGTTACTAACATGATTAGTGCAGAAGTACAAGATACAACTGGTGCATCAAAAAGTATTATTCAAGCTGTTGTTGATGACACTATTATATACATTATTAGCTCAAGTGAATTTACGTTAAATGCAGTTAATCCAATTGAAGGGTTTGACAGAATACGCAAGGGATTAACATTAAAATGGACTATGAATGCTGATGCTGGTGTTACAAACAGTGCAGAAGTTGCAGATAGAGTATTTCAATACCACGGCACAGCTTCAGATGCAGCAAAATTAGGTGGAATTAATGCATCTGAATATCTAACTGTTTCAGCGCCAAACTTTGCTAATACTGTTACTTTTTCCGACACAGGATTAACTATTGGTAACGGACTTGATTTAAGAATGTATGTTGAGTCAGATGATAAAGCAGTTATTGAAAATCAAACAGGTAATAATAGTGAAATACGTTTCAAAGCAACTGATCCAAGTGGCACAGGAATTCATTCAATTACTGTAAAACATAATATGATGTTACCAGCTGTTGATAATTCAATTACATTAGGTACTCTTAACACTGCATTCAGTGAAGTGCATGCAACTAATTTTAGAGGTATTACTGATAAAGCAACAGAATTATATGTTGAAGATGGCACAACTGTATACCAATCAGGTAGCTATGCTCCGACTCCAAATAAACTTGTTTCACGAGACGGTAGTGGTAATATAGAAGCAAACATTATCACTGGTACTGCAACACAAGCTCGTTACGCTGACCTTGCAGAAAAATACACAACAGAAAAAGAACTACCAGCAGGAACAGCAGTTGCAGTTTCAATTAAAGATGAGTATGAAGTAATGCCAGCAAGAGCAAGTAATCTTTGCATTGGTGTAGTATCAACAGACCCTGCATTAATGATGAATTGCGAAGCTGAAGGTCAGTACATTGGACTTAAAGGACGTTTGCCTGTAAGAGTAAATGGTCCAGTCAAAAAAGGCCAAGCAGTATATGCATGGAACGAAGGTGTATGTCGTACTATCGAAACTACTGCACTAGTTGGCGTAGCACTAGAAACAAACTTAGATGAAAATGAAAAACTAGTAGAGTGCGTTCTTAAAGTATAAGGAAATAATATGTCCTTTGGCAGTTTAATAACAGCGTCAAGGTTTAACCTTCTGCAAAATAGAATTGCATCTATACTCGGCAACGGCACATCAACAAATGGTTACGGACAAGGATTATCCGGCTATGGAGGCCGGGTATCAAGTCGTGAAGTTTCTCGTTTAGACGAAAGTGTACGAAATATTGTTACTGCTGAAAATTTAAACGAACTTTATATAGATATATTACGAGCACGTATACATCAAATTGGTTTAGAGAATAATGAAATTACACCTGTTATTCGAAATGCAAGACTATTTCCAAATCAAAGCCTAATAGCAAATGAAACAAGTAATTTATTTAATGCAGGCGGCGAAATCTTTACAGATACTAACGGAGTTCGATATACCTCAATTGATCCTGATGGCGCACTAAAAGGAATGGCTGATTTTGAAAGAATGATGACATTGGTTGAAGTAAACAAATATGACGTACATTCGTCAATGAAAGTTTCAGAAACAGGCAACTCTATATTCAGAGTACGACCGTGGGACTATAAATTAATACACGAAGTTATTGTTAGATTTCGTAATGCAAATCATCGTCGACACTTTTTTAATAGCGGCGGTATAATTGAAATGAGTGCAGTATTAGAGAATCCAGCTGGGAATAAATCATTAGATTGGTCACAAATTGTTGCCACTGCTGGTGTAGTACAGTTTGGTCATAATTTTACAACATCGACTAGCACTGATACTACACAGCCGCCGACTGTATTAAGCGATAAGGGAAATTATCAATTAACATCTACATACGATAATTATTTAGACAGTTCAGTTTTGCAACCGTTGTATAAAAAAGAAAGCCGAGGCGAGTATAGTAGTGGGCAATATGTTGATAACTCGTATTCAGTAAGTGCAAAGGAACTGTCATCATCTGAAATACAATTTAGAATGACATTTGACGATGCAGCAAGCGACAGTTCGTTTGATACAGTCAACGGAACTTTGCGTAGTCAAATAGGCCATGTTCGTTCTAAAGGTACTTTTTCTAATCTAGATGATATATACTTAAATGTAGAAGTACCTGCACCGTATTACGAAGTTACTACAATTTTTTAGGATTTAAAATGGCCGTTGGAGACATAGTTACAGCAGAGAGAGTTAATCAATTGCAGACTGCAATTGATCAGATCCTTGGCTTTGGCGCCGGCGATTTTGGATATCTGCAAGGATTTCAGAAAAGCACAGGAAATTATGGCCCTGCGTTAACTAGCTACCAAGTGTCAAATGATCCGGCGGATAATCGAAGTGTTGCTACAGCAAATGATATAAACAATCTTTACGTTGATATTTTAAGAGCTAGAATACACCAAGTAGGTGTTGGCGGCAATGAAATAACTGATATTATTAAAAATACTCGTATCATAAAAGATCTTAATGTAATTGCAGATGGCGAAAGCTTTTTCGTAGATAACGACGGTGTTCAGACAATAGATCCAGAAGGTTTTGCTAAAGGTATAGCAGACCTTGAAGATCTTATGACAAAGATACAAGAAGACAGATTAATATGCCATTATTCACAAGGTGTATACGAAACAGGAATGACTTCGTTAA